AACTTTTCCAAAACTTTATAATTGCGTTCTTCTCTGGTAGCATTTTCCTTTACCATATTTGTGTACATTTTATATACAAACCACCCACAAGCAATAGAAACGCTTATTGGGAATCCAAAATTTTGTATTAATGCGTTTATATCCAACTAATTCACCCCTTTATATCAATCCAACAATATAAATTATATAGTGATATTCAAATTCAGTACCATTTACATTTACTGTAGCTGTTAATGTTTCTTGTTTATTTATTAAATCAGTATTATTAGCACAAATAACAGAACACTTATTACTTCCAGCAGTTGTATTTAAAGTTAATCCACCATTTACATTTGTAACACTCCAAGTAACATAATCAGTTGTGTTAATAGTATACGTGTTAGTTTCCCCTATTGGTAAATCCTCATAACCATTATCTTCTGTTATTGTTAAGGTTGGTGCTGATTGTTCTTCTTGCTTTTCAATAGTTACAGTAACAATTGCTGATTTAACAGCACTTCCTTTTTGTGCCTTTATTTCAACCATAGTTTCATTATCAGTTGCCGTAAAAGGTACAACATCTATCAATGTTACAACTCTACCACTTAAAGATAATAAACCGTCTGCATCAACCCATGAACAATAAATATCTACTTCTGGATTTGCAACTTGTCCATCTTTTAATTTCAATACTGTTGAAGTTACGTCAGTTCCAGCAATAATATTTGCACCAATAAAAGCTGTTGTTTCATATTTCATAATTTCAGCAACTGCAAATTCAAAATCACTTTGTGGCAATAGTTTTTCAATAGTAACATCAATTGTTAATGTTCTTACTATTTCACCCTTTGAGAATGTAATAACTGCAAACGTTGAAGTATCACTTGCATCATAAGCTAATTGATTTGTTAAAGTAGTAATACCACCATTTAATGTTAATAAATTATCAGTATCAACACTTGTAATAACTGTATTTACTTCTGGATTTGCAACTGTATCAGCTTTCAATTTCATAATTGTTGCTGTAATATCAGTGCCAGTTGGAATTGTATTTGATATAAATGCTGTTGTTTCATATTTTAATACTTCATCATCAACTGTTATATCATCTGGTACTATTTCATTTTGCTTTTCTATATTTACATTTACAAGTAATGTTTTAGAAATTCCACCAGCAGAAAATGTCAATGTTGCTGTCGTAGTATTATCTAAACTTTCAAAAGGTATTTGACTTGTAAGTCTTACAACACCATCTGTTAAAGTAAGTAAGTTATCAGCATCTACTTCTGATACTGAAACGCTTACATCTGCATTAGCTGTCTGTCCAACTTTTAGCTTTTTAATTATATTTGAAACGTCGGCATTTGTTAAAATATCTTTCGTAACGGTTGCTGTGGTTTCATACTTAATTATCTCATCATCAATTAATTTATTATAATCAATTGGTTCTCTATAATATGTTACATAGTCTGCTACTTGCAAATCCAAATTATCTGTTGGTGATATGTTTGTATTTTCAAATGATATGACTAATATACCCTTATTAATCAAGTGATTTGTACCTATTTTTTTAAAAGCCATTCCATCAATTAATACTCTTGTAATCATATCGTGTTCAATTCCATTAATTACATTTGTACTTGTTACAAAACTTCTTGTATTAACGTCATATTTCATTATTATATCAAATGAACTATTATTTGTTATTGATACAGTAGTTTCGGTTAAAGATAAGCTGGCATTGTTGTTTCTCAATGCTATTGGATATTTTAAAATATCACTATAATTCCAAGCGAATATATTAATATCAAATGGACATTGTAACAAATAAAATTTTTCACACCCGATTTCTTTATCACTTTCACTTTCACAAATATAGTTAATGTTCTTTTCAACACCATTAGAAATATAAGTATGAGTAATATAATCACCATTGGATAATGTGCCATAAGGTGTTAATATTTCCTTTTTATAGGTCGAATTTACGTTTTTTCCTGATACGTCTTGTATTAACCCTTGAATGATATTATCGTCGCTTAAATTCAATTTTAAGGTGTTAGCCTGTGCAAATATACGATACATCTTATCATATTGATTAATTAGTTTGGTTTCTAATATTTTATTTGCTATCATACCAAACGCACCCTTTTCTTTAACTCATCTAAACCACGCAAAATATAAATAGGATAGTCCACCATAAATGATTGAACTGTATCATTATATGTTAAGCTTTTAGTTGCCTCGTTCCCTAACTTTGCAATTTTGAATATTACCATTTCAGTTAAAATACTATCCATCGATAAAGCATCATAAACCCTTTTAGTGTAGTTTTCTATTTCTTTTTTAGTAATTTCTACTAAAACATCTATTTTAGCTGTATCATCAAAACCTGTTAGAGTGGAAATATTTGATTGTATTGTAGCCATTTTATCACCCCTTTTTAATTATTAAAAAAAAGGGTAGGAATTAACCCACCCTAAAATTATTTATGCTACTGACTTTGTGATTTTTACACATTTTCCTAAATCAGTATTTGCAACTACATTAACAACTCTACCATAAAATATATTATTTCTTGTATTTGCTATTCTTTCAATTTCAACTTCTATATCTTTTTTTGTGAAAACGGTTACAGCAGAAACGTTAAACAAATATGCTGTATCAGCAGGAACTAAATCAGAAGTATAAACGTTTACACCACTAACAGAACCTATATATCCTGTTCTTGCAAAGTCCTCAACATATTGTAAACTATCTTTCAAGTTCTTTCTTAACTGTGCCCTTTGTGCTGGATTGATGAATAAGTTGTAATTAGTATCATCTTCGCCTACAAGTGCAAGTGCATCAACGATATTATCAAAAGTTATTCCAGTTGCTGTATATGTAGAAGTCAAAGTTGCTTTTCCTAATTCAGCTACAAATTTACTATTAATGTTATTAACGATTTGTGCTGAAAGTTTTGCTAAACCAGTATCTAATGACATAGGGTCTTTCATAATTGATTCATCTGTTATACTAAATTTCCCTTGTACTGTAGATGCTGTATATTCCACAGGTGTAAAAGAAACTTCTACTTCAGTTGTATTTCCCTCGCCCTCTAACAAGTCCTCAACATTTCCAGTTGCATCATATACATTTATTACTTTTTTCATACCAGCGTTTTCTGTTAAACTATCATCATGAGTATAAAACTGTGATACATTAAGTTTAGTGTCTAAAAAGTCCTTTATTTTTCCCTCTAATACTATATTTTCATAAACTACATTTGCCATAATTTGTTACCATCCTTTTATTTTTTTTATTTTTTATTTAGTTCTTTGAATAATTCTGGATTGCTTTTAAATATAGCTGTTCTTTCGGCTATATTCATTTTTTTAAATTGTTCTCTGGTTACTTCACCAGTTGAAGAATTATTACTATTCTTTGTACCTGTGCTATTTATCTTTTTAGCCACTGCATTATTAACAGCTTGTTTAAATGCTTTATCCAACTTGTCAATATTAGCTTGTACTACTTCAATATCTGTAGTTGTAACCAAAATATCAACTAAAGTAGCAGATAAACCACGCTTTTCCAACACTTTAACAGTATCTAACTTTATATTAGTTAGTTTATATTCCTCAAGTTGTTCTTCAAGCTGTTTCTTTTCCTCTTCAAGTCTTTGTTTATCATCAAGTCCAATAAGTGATTTTTGTTTTTCCAATTCTCTTTCATACTTTTTCTTTTCGTTTTGGCTATTCTTGTAAATAGCTTGCTGGATTTTCTTATCTAAATCAGCTTGTGAAATAGTTATTGTGTCATTATCTTTGTTTTCTTTATCTTTATTTTCATTAACGTCAATGTCTTTATTATCTTCCATTACATTCACCTTGTACCCCTCGTAAGTGGTACATCCTTTCTAATTTTTAATTTGCTATCCCTCGTAAGTGATAGTTGTTAAGTATTACTAATTTGCAATATCTTTATAGTATTTGTTTAACGTCTAATACTTAAAAAAGACAATAAAAAAACATTCCAAATAGAAATGTTAATTACTGTACTAATGTTTCTGTTTTAATTTCATTATCATAATTATGCTTTCTTTCTTCTTCAAGTTGCTTTAATTCATCATCAACTGATTGAACAAAAGGAATTTGAGAAAGTAAAGTTTTTGTTGATACAGTATCTTTTAATTTAGATATAGTATCAGAAATTGCACTAATATTTTGTGGAATATTTCTAACAAATGTTATTTTAACATCATCAACATTAAAATCATTTCCAAATAAGTTGTAAACATTACAAATTATCTCAAGCCTTTTCATTAATGCTGTTCTGAAATATGTTTCCTTTTCAACGCAAAGCTGTTCCACACCCATTAAACCCATTTTAGTGCTTTCTGCTGATATATGACTTTTGCTTGCTTGCTGTAAGTCTTTTACAAATGAGAATGTTAATATATCATCAACTATCCTGTTATTAAAATTTTCACTTTCAGAATTTTTCCCATCTCTTGTAAGCCATTCAATTCTTGCATCTCCACCAGTATCACCACTATCCACAGCAAAGATACGATTTTCCCGCATTTGCTGGATATCCGAATCCTCAAGTGAACTATTGTAAATCACAAGGTAACTTTCATTCAATTCATTAAAGAAGTCCTGAGTTGAACTTATACTTTTGTCATAACAATCAATTAATTTATGAATACACTGACTATCACCAGTTTTATCAGAATTATTAAATATTGGAATTATTGGACAATTCTTAAAATAATGTATTTTAGTTTCAGTAAGTTCTAAACTTCCATTTGATTGTTTATATATTTTTATGTCTGTATTGGAATAGACTTCTACATTCATAGTTTCTTTACTTGTTAAAATGTCTGTATCATCCCAAAAACGAATAGCATATAATAATTCACCGTCAATTTCATTTGAATAAATTAATACTATTTGTTGGGGGTTTATCTTAGTGAATTGCAAATTTTTGTTACTATCAAGGTACAAAAGTTCAAAAGAAATCCCGTAGATACTTGCATCTTTTTCTAAACTTGCATTGTGGCTTATTTCTTTATTTCTATTTAATGATATAATAGTTGCTAAATTTTCATCTGGTATAGAATAAGAAACAGGCTTACCCATGAAGTAACCAGAAATTAAAGTAGTAATATACCTTGAAAATGATGTAGGTATCTTTTCACATGACTTCATTTCATCTGATACTGTTTTAGCCATAATTGCTGGATTCTTTACATCATAATATTTTTTATTTGTTATTAGTTGTGGCAAATATTTTGTCTTAAAAGCATTTATATATGCCATTATTTCCTTTTCATTCAATTGCTTGTCTGGATTTATATAAAACAAGTTATCACCTTCCTTTTCTTATTTTTATAGCCTAACTGTTAATATTTTAGGTTTTCTTTTGATTGATTGTATTGCATAACGTAACGCATCACAAAAATGGTTATAATTATCAATTGGTACGTTTAAATATTCATCAGTTACCTTGTCTTTTTTATATGAGTAATTGTCAAATTCATCTTGTATGCCTGTACAACTTGGATGTACTATTAAATCGTACTGATTTACTTTTTGTACTCCATTCATAATACTTCCATGACCTTTCCTCGCGGGTTTAATTCTTGGAATACCTAATTTCTTTATTTCATCTATTGATTTTCGTTCTGCACTATCTGCAATAATTGTTTCTTTTGCATATCCTTTATCTTTAATCATTTGTGCAATTTCATTATTCAACATTCCAGTTTTTCCGTACTCGTCAAAGATATATAACTTCATATTTGCATTGTCACAAATACCACATATCAAAGCTGATTTGTCATTTATGTATCCAAAATCAAGCCCAAATATTGCTATTGTGTTTGGTTGTTTTAATATTTGTCTGTAATCAAATTCTTCTACAGTATAGGAATAAACTAACTTATCAAGTGTTGCAAATTCACCTTCACTTTCAATTTTCCATCTGGCATAATTCCTATCCTTTAATCGTTCCAAACGTTTAATAGTCGATTCATCACACCATTTATTATCACGATATGTTGTTTTTAAAATATATGTATCTTCTGGAACTTTACCAGTATCAAAACCAAAGTATGAATACACAAAGTTGGCTTTACTCACAGGATTGAACGAAAAGTATAAACTTTTTGGTATTTTATTCTTACCCCTTACAGTTCCATCCATTAAATCAATATCAGATGCATTAAAGTTACTCGTTTCTTCTGCCCAAATTGTATCAATGTTAACGTATGCCTTAATATCCTCACTGTTTTTTAGTCCTATCATTTTTATCCAACTACCATTTGGAAATTCAATAGTTGAAGATGATTTGTTAATTTTAACTTTGTCATATATTTGAAACTTTTGTAAACTATCCATTGCTAATTGCCAAATAGTTGCCTCAACTTTATTTCCTTCTTTCATTAGCCATAACATACGGTGTTTGTCATTTGCACACATAATCAAAAGTTTGTCGCAAATATAGAAACTTTTCCCGCTCGAACGTCCCCCATAAAAAACGTTGTACCTTGTACTATAATCGAATAAATTATCAATATATGCTTTATTGAACATATTTTTTTCTATTTTAATATCTAATATTTCTTTCACCTACTTTTACTATCTGCTATATCTAATACCCCTTTTACTTGCTTATTTAGCTTGAAATAGGGGTGAATTATTAAGTTTAGTTATTGGTTAAGTAATTAATCGTTTGGATAATTGCGTTTGTTTAAATTGATTGTAGTGAGTTTTAGTTAAGCATATTATATGTTTTAAAATCCCTGTACACGTCTTTATAACGTCATGTGCGAATGTTTATATATTGGTTGAGTATTTACTTGATTGGAAATTAACTTTTGTTAATAAGCTTGTAAAGGTTAAATTTTTAAACATTCATTTTGAATGATTAACAAGGTTAATTTTTAGTCTGCGTAAATTATAGTAACTACTAAAAGCCATTTTTCAATATAAAGGGGTAACCCCCTAATAAAACTTTGCTTTTATCCTAATAAATATACATTTAAACCTTGCAATTTTGACTGTATATCATATTCATTTAAACA